GACCGAGCGCTTTTTTCATCTTGTTTCCCGACGCCAGCCCCACTAAACGGGTCGGCGGAGACGTGGCCGAGTGGTCGAAGGCGCTCCCCTGCTAAGGGAGTAGACGGGGAACCGTCTCGAGGGTTCGAATCCCTTCGTCTCCGCCACTTGCCTTTGTGAAATCGCTCTCCCCATCCGGCTGCCGCAGGATTTTTCCGTTGTTTTCGGGGGTTATGCGGGAGGGGCTATTCACCACCTCTGGCGCGAGACGGTCAAAATCGGTCTCTCAGGGCCGATATTCTCTGAACCTGTTGACTGCGCTGATTTGGTGAATTTTTCGCAAGGCACTGATATTGAGCGTTTTTCAAACGTTCATGCACTGTGCTTCGACGTGGGTGGCGTTTGTAGGACGCAATCCCAGTCGAACGTTGCTCCCAAGTGGACGACACCTGCGCCCTAAGGCTGCAACAACACGAAACTGGGGTTTCGTAGCCGGAGATGGTACCTGTAGACCAGTAGACCGGATTCGCGATAGTTCCGTTGAGTTGCCTCCGCTACAATGTGCGGACAGAGGGACCGGGCCCCACACAAGATGTTGCTGAGGGGAGCGTCGGTGTGGCATGTTGGAAGAGACTCAGCCTGACGTTGATACGTAGCGTCCAGGCAGCAAATTGAGCTATAGGCTTAGCCAGTAGTAAACAGTAATGTGCTTGCATCGCGAAATAGTAAGTAGCCACAAAGAAAACAGTCCCCACGCAAAGGGGCCATGAATAACAAGAGCAGGGAGAGCGTCCGTAAATGTCATTCCGCTACATTGGCTCGAAGGCTCGGATCGTCGACGGTATTCTAGAACGGATTGGGCCTCCTGGTGGCGGGGTATTTGTTGACGCATTTTCCGGAACTGGCGCAGTGGCGGAGGCAGCTTCCAAGGCTGGCTGGGAAGTTCATGTAAACGACCATCTCGTTTCGTCAGCAATCATGTCATTTGCGAGACTGGTATCTCAGGCCGATGTGGTCTTCTCTAAGCTTGGAGGTTACACGAAGACCATTGAGGCGCTGAATTCTCTCAAACCGCAGCAGGGCTTCATCTGGCGTGAATACAGCCCGGCGTCTTCGCAATTTTCCTCTGTGTGCCGCATGTACTTTACAGAGCGCAATGCCCAGAAAATCGATGCGATCCGCAACAGAATCCGCGAATGGCGCGCTCTTGAGAAAATAAACGAGATTGAAGAACGAGTCCTGATCGCAGATCTTATGCGGGCTGCCAATCGTGTGGCGAATACAGCTGGAACCTATGGCTGCTTTCTGTCGAAATGGCAGCGCCAATCCTTAGATAGCTTAGTCCTCGAGCCTGCACCTTTGCGAGAATCTGCGCCACGCGCATCGATGTCTGCGGTCGACGTTGCGGCCGTATGCTGTTCACCTGACGACACCGTTTATCTCGACCCGCCTTACACAAAGCGCCAGTACGCTGCTTATTACCACATCCTAGAGACAATCGCTTTGGGCGACGAGCCTCAAGTCGATGGCGTTTGCGGAATTCGTCCTTGGCGAGAAAAAGCTTCGGATTTTTGCTACAAGACCCGCGCGGCGACAGCTATCGAAAGCCTCATAGACGCTCTCCCGGCGCGTCGCATCTTTCTGTCCTACAGCACCGAGGGACATGTTCCGATTGCGGTTCTAAGTGAAGCCTTGTCCAATCTAGGTGTGGTCGAGGTTCATCGTCTACAGAATATCGGACGCTACCGCCCCAACCGGGCAGCCAGCGAAGCCGCATCGGATGTTGGAGAAATCCTGTTTTCTATCGAGAAGACAATTCAGAGAAGCGAAGTGGCCGCGTGATGCCAACTACCACTCTCGAAAACCAGCGTCTGAAAAAGGCTGAAGCCTACATCTCCAAGTGTCTAGCAGGCTATGACGCAGACACACACGAGATGCGATTTCAGCTACTGGAAGCGGCTTCCTCCAGGATCGGCGGGTATGATTTCCGGGCTTTCCGCACGCATTGGCAAATCGAGGACATTCTACCTCCGGAGGATCTTCTCGAGGATGCCAAAACTCTGGTGCAATTACTTGATAAGAGCGGCATCCATCCGGCTCTGTGCTTGAGCGCCCTTGCACGCGAAGCTCTTGATCATGCATCACAGAGACATAGCGGTGCTTACCATACCGATTTTCGGCTCGCCCTCCACCTTGCTCGCAGCGTGGAGCCGCATCTGCACGAGGGTATCAAGGTGATCGATCCGGCGTGCGGTGCCGGAATGCTCCTGACAGCGGTTTCTATTGTTGCCTGCGGCCCTGATCGAATTTTGTCGAGTGAATGGCTCCGCCACTCGGTATTTGCGGCTGACTTGTCACCGCAGGCTTTGCGAGGTACGCGCATCGCCCTCGCGGCCCTAACAGATGACCTTGAGGCCATCATTGCCATGGATGCGCATTGGCGTGTTCATGACAGTCTTCTGGCACCCGATACGCGCTGGCAGGAGCTGTCTAAAGACGGCTTCGACATCGTTGTCGCCAATCCTCCATGGGAAAAGGTAAAGCTTACGCGGCATGAATACGCCAAGGCCAATGGCCAGACCCGCGACTACGGGACCAGTTACCACCTCGCCTCACTCGCAGGTTACGAAGCCGCCAAGAACCGGAGGTCTGCCCTCGCAGAATCGCTTGTCGAGCGATATCCCCTCTTGGCCAACGGGGAGCCCGACCTCTACGTGGCTTTCACGGAATTGCTCTACAAGATTACGAGGCCCGGCGGGCATGGAGCCTTGCTTGTTCCGGCAGGCTTGATCCGCTCACTGAGCACCGAAGCACTGCGCCGAGCCCTAGTAGATGGCACCGATGAACTTGCCTTTACCGTCATGGAAAACCGGGCGCGCCACTTTGCCATCGATACGCGTTTCAAATTCCTTCATGTCAACTACACGCGAAAAGCCGAGACTTCGCCTTCGCTTCGCTCTATCAAGATAGCTCACGCGTGCGCGGACAATGCCCGCGTCATGGTTTCAGCCCCGGTGCCCCTCGCGCTCAAGGACCTTTATCGGCTCCGGCCCGATCTGACGCTGCCCGAAGTCCGTTCGGACAAGGAATGGCGACTCTTCAAGAAGATGCAGGCCAAAGGAACTGCACCCGATAAGGACGACTCACCGTGGCGTGCCATGTTCTGCCGCGAAGTAGATATGACACATGGCCGCCGCCACTTCGTGAAGAAGGCCGAAGAAGGCTGCCTGCCAGTCATTGAAGGGAGGATGGTCCAGCCTCACCGTCTGGGGTGCAAAGCCTACGTCTCTGGCGAGGGCCGCAGTGCGAAGTGGCAAAATCTTGCGCCAGGCCAGAGTCGTATCATACCGCAGTTTTGGTTACCCGCAGCGGCCGCTTCCTCGGAAGCTCGGCGACGGTCCGGCATGGTGCGCGCGGGATTCTGCGACATAACCGGCCAGACAAACGAACGCTCTATGATGGCAACCGTTGTTCCGCCAGGTGTGATATGCGGAAACAAGGTTCCAACAATCACTTTTCCAAACGATCCTTCCGAAGATAGAATTTGTCTATGGGTTGCAATTGCAAATTCCCTACCCTTTGATTGGCTGCTGCGGCGCGTTGTTACAACCACCGTAAACTATTTTGTGCTCCGCTCCCTGCATCTTCCCGCGATTGACAAGGATTCTCTGCCGGGAAGGAGATTGATAGAGATAGCTCGCAAGCTTCGCGAGCTAGATAATATCGGCTACAGCAGCTTTGAACAGGCATGGCGAATTGCGACCCTTCGGGCTGAAGCCGATTTTCTGGTAGCACGAGCCTATGGTTGCTCGAAAGACGACGTGAAACTGATGCTGCAGGATTTCCCACTTCTGGATCGGGGACAACCAGCTCTTGCTGGTGAAGAAACCTCGACCATCACCGCGGATCTTCTATTGTCCATGTGGACGAGAGCAAAGGATACTGTTAGTTTGGCTTCCAAACGTGTTGAACAAGCACGCGCTGGCGGAGCAGTTGCCTATGTCAGTTCCGAGTTCGCACGCAGTCTTGCGAAAAGTGTTCAGGGGGTTGTCCGTGAGCAGCAAAGGTCAGGCGGTGACCAGTAATGGTCAAGCGGTCATACGGGTCCTGTTTCAGAACATTGAGGACGGTGATCGCCGCAAGTTCGAGGCCCGGTCGAATGATAGTGCCACAGGCGGTGGAGCGCGCGATTTACGTTTCCGACCCGAGGACGCGTTTCTCCCGTTTTTCGGGCGCATGTTCCCCCATAAACGCTACGAAACCAGGAAGGTCAACGGTGTAACTTCTCAGATAGAAGTCCTGAATGGGACTGTCACTTGGACCGAGGCAACAGGTGAGAAGAGTGCCGCAATGGAAGTCTGGCCTGCTACAAATGCACGGCCAAATGAATGCCGGATCGCGCGTATTTCCAGCTTCGGGCTGTCTGGTCTTATCAAGACAGACCCATCGGGTGGGCGCTCAATCTTCATGATGTTCCAGCAAGCGAATGGCACGATCCGCCTCTATTTCACCACTGAGACGAGTCTTCGGGCCGGCAATTGGGATCCCAAGATCAAGAAATTTGCTAAAGAATGGATCGCTGATGGCAGTAAATCTGCGTTCCTAGATTTGCAGACTATGGAGCGATATCCACGTGTCTAAAGCACTAGAAGTATTGGAGCTGCTTGAAGCGCGACGAAACGTGCTTCTTGCGGGACCACCAGGCACCGGAAAATCCATGCTCCTGAGCGAAGTGGCACGACTGTTCGAAAGTCGTCGGCGCTCCAGTACACCTACCTACGACCCTGATGCGGATGTTCCGATTCCGGCTAGGCCGATGTCCACTCTACCGGGGGACATCGGCGCTGCCGCACATCGCAAGGTCTTCCGCTGCGTCCTTCACCAATCCAGTAAACACCGTGATTTTCTCACGGGCATGATGCCTGATGTTCGCGCCGGCCAGCCACCGGGCTCCTTCAGGATTACCGAAGGCATTATGTATCGCGCGAGTGAATTTGCGCGGCAGGACGATCACGCCGCGCTCCTCATCATCGATGAAATCAACCGTGGCCCGACCGTTCAGGTGTTTGGTGGCGCCATTGTTGCCATGGAAGCTGACAAGCGCCTTGGTGCTGATGGCAATCCGACACCCGAAACCCAGTACTTTGATCTGATCAATCCCGCTGATGGTGAGATCATCGAGTATGCGTTCCCGTCTCGTCTCTACATTCTAGCCGCCATGAATCAGGCGGACGTCTCTGTCGAGCCGCTTGACGTGGCCTTCCTTCGCCGCTGGACGCCCTACAGCCTAGAGCCAGATTCTTCAGTCTTGCGCGGCTACTTCGGGCTTTCAGACACGCCTGCGGCCACGCTTCCGGCAACTCCAAGCACGGCAGAGGATGTCAGTGAAGCAGCGATACAGGCATTCGAGGCCGTCAACGCGAGAATTGCGCTTGGTCGGGGGCCGGAATTCAGAATTGGTCATGGCGTTTTGATGGCCGGAAAAACACGACCTGCGAATTTGACCGACGCCCTTGATTACTTCGCTACAGCGTGGCGCACGATCAAGAACCATATTGATGAAGCATTCTTTGGCGATATTCGCGGCACCGCCATTATCCTGAATGCGGATCGCGGTATTTCTGAAAACCCCTACAGCCTTGAAGAAACCTCTTTCGGTGAGGCTCCCCGCGCCATGATCAAAGGGCCCGTGACTATCGATGCTTCGCAGGTCTACGATCTCTTTCTGGCGCTGGCCAAGCAAGCGGACTAGGCAAGGATGCGTCCATGGCAGCGGTTCACGGCTATTGAATACGCCAAGCCAGCGTCCCTGCACGAAGAGATCGCGCGTGGCACCGATCTGTCTCCCACAAGAGCACAAGACCTTTTGCTAAGAGCAGGAGATCGTGTCCGGGCCGTACTCGGCCTTGAGAGCGTACCTCTCGCGCTGAGCGGCGAAAAGGTCCAGTTTCAGAACGTTGCCGGTCTCCTGGTCCTCGCATCAGGACTTGAGCTTGAAATCGCACCGAAATTTCTGGGTAACGTGCCTGGGTGGCGCGAAGATTTTTTCCTGCTGGCCACGCTGTCCCATCACGGCCGACTACTTGATGGTGAAAATCTGAAGTCTTCAGCGCATACGAGCTCTGACCTGGCAACTCTGATTGGCCGGTCCTTGATCGAAATGTACTGGAGAAACCAGCGCAGGCCGCTGAGAACTTACCGCCGCCTGCAAATGCAAGAATTTGCGATTGAAGGCGATTTCGATCCGGAGGACCTATCCCATCCTGCAGAGGAGGGGTTTCCGCAAGAAGTTACATCTTTCACGCGCCTCAACCCCTACAACGCCGTCATCCGTTCCGCGGCAGCGCAACTTGCGCCCATCGTGCCCGATGTAGAAACGCGCGTTCGGCTGGAGCGCCTTGCCCTGCATCTGCCTCACCAGCCAAGACCTTCCCGTTTGCATGATCGGCGATTGCCGAGTCGATCCCGAACCTGGCAACCCACATTTGACCTTTCGCTCGATATTCTCCGTGGACTGGGAGGGGCCTATGACCCGAAAAATGCACTTGCCCCGGGCTACGTCATGCAGACTTGGCAGGTCTGGGAGCAGCTTATCTCCCTTTCCCTGCGGAGTGTTTTCCCGCCAAAAAGCGTCGTGCTCCAAGCTCAGCACAAGCTCGGTACCCGCAGCATCGGTCGTGCGGTGAAGGATCTTCACGTTTATCCCGATGCAATCGTCTCCCTAGGCGGGGAGGGAGACTCACGCAAGATCATTGTCGATGCAAAATACAAAGGTCATGTCGAGCGGGGGGCCACTGCAATCTCCAATGCGGACATATATGAAGCCCTTGCTTTTTCTCGGGCGACTGGAGTTTCCGAAGCCGTACTGGTCTATCCAAGGCCGGTTGATGGTGTGCCATCCGCACTCGATGAAGTTGGTCACGCGCGGGAATTCTCCAGAGTTGTGGCAGATGGGGTCATCCTTCGTGCGGTCGAACTCAGTGTCTGTGGTATTTCTCGGCGTGGCGGCCTTAAAAGATTTGCGGAAGCCTTTGCCGGTGTCCTCTAAGTGTGTCGTTTCGCGTCCAGTCAAAGTGTCAATTACCTAACCGTCATCGGAGCAGGGACAAGGAAGGACTGCGGACGGCTCGGTACAGGCGTATGCGGTGGGTAAACCCGCAGTCGGGCGGTGTGGTCCCTGCACGTCAATTCAAGTGTAAGAACTGCGCCTCCCACGCCACCGGCACTCCCTCCAGCAACCGCCCCAACGTCACCTCCGGCCCCTGCCTGCCGTCCAGGATCGCCTCAACGATGTCGGGGGCGAGCAGCGTGAGGCGCAACACGCGGGTCATGTAGGAGGGCGCGATGCCCTCGCGTTCGGCCAGTTCGGCGATGGTGTTGAACTCGCCCGACTCGAGCATCCGTTTCCACCGAAAGGCGCGGGCCAGTGCCTTGACCAACGTGTTGTCGCTTCGGCGCTGGACCGGCGCGCCGCCGGGCAACTGAACTTCCTTGCGCCCGCCGCGCTTCGTGACGCGGAAGGGCACGTGCAGCGTAATGGTCTCAGGCGCGGGCTTCATGCCGCCGCTCCCGTTCCACCTGCCATCATCTCGCGCTCGAGGCTGCGCAGCCCATCCACCCGCAGCCGGATATCGAGCCCCTCGGTGCCGATGTCGATGCGTTCAATCAGCAGCGCCACGATGCGCGCCTGCTCCGCGGGGAACAGTTCGTCCCACAGCGGGTCCAACTGCTGCAGGGCCGTGCGGGCGTCGGCCTCGGTGATGCCGCTGTCCTCGGCCTTCGCCACCTTCCACGTCCCCGCCACGATCTCGGGCTGGCGAAACACCGCGCGCAACCGGTCGATGGTCGCCGCTTCGATCTCGCCTGCCGGCACCCGACCGACCGGACAGGAACCGGCGCCATGCTTCAGCACCGTCTGGCTGACATAGTAGCGGTAGAGCTTGTCGCCCTTGCGGGTGTGGGTCGGCGAGAAGGCCGCGCCGTCCGGGCCAAACAGCAGCCCCTTCAGCAATGCCGGTGTTTCCGCCCGCGTGCGAGCGGCACGCTTGCGCGGGCTTTCCTGCAGGATGGCGTGCACCCGATCCCAGGTCTCGCGGTCGATGATGGCGTCGTGCTCGCCGGGGTAGCTTTTGCCCTTGTGGACAGCCTCGCCGATATAGGCGCGGTTGTTGAGCATCCGGTAGAGATACTTCTTGTCGATCCGGTTGCCGCGTGGCGTGCGGATGCCTTTGGCCTCCAGTTCCCGCGCCAGTTCCGTGCCCGACCCGATCTCGAGGAAACGCGCGAAGATCCAGCGGATGTGCTCGGCGCGCTCGTCATCCACCACCAGCTTGCGGTTCTCGACGCGGTAGCCGTAGGGCGGGACACCACCCATCCACATGCCCTTCCGGCGAGAGGCGGCGACCTTGTCGCGGATCCGCTCGGCGGTGACCTCGCGCTCGAACTGGGCAAAGGACAGCAGGATGTTCAGCGTCAGCCTGCCCATGGAGGTGGTGGTGTTGAAGGACTGGGTGACGGAGACGAAGGTCACGTCGTTGCGGTCGAAGACCTCGACCAGCTTGGCGAAATCGGCCAGCGAGCGGCTGAGGCGGTCGATCTTGTAGACCACAACCACGTCAACCAGCCCGTCCTCGATATCCTCCAGCAGCCGCTGCAGGCCCGGCCGCTCCAGCGTGCCCCCGGAGATGCCCCCGTCGTCATAGCGGTCGCGCACCAGCACCCAGCCTTCGGAGCGCTGGCTGGCAATATAGGCCTCGCAGGCTTCGCGCTGCGCGTCGAGCGAGTTGAACTCCTGCTCCAGCCCTTCCTCGGAGGATTTGCGGGTGTAGATGGCGCAGCGGCGCTTGATCTTCACGTTGGTCATGTGCACCTCCGCGATTTCAACCCGAAGAACACCCAGCCGTTCCAGCGGGTGCCGGTGATGGCGCGGGCGATGGCCGAGAGCGACTTGTAGGGCCGGCCCTGCCACTCGAAGCCGTCGGCGGTGACGGTGACGACATGCTCGACGCCCTGCCATTCGCGGATCAGACGGGTGCCTGTGATGGGCATGGCATCGGCGCGGACGCGGCTCTTCTTGCGGTCACCGCCGTCAAGTTCTTCGCCGAGCCGTTCGAGGCGTTTCACCGTCTCCGGCTTCAACCCGCCATAGGCAAGTTCCTGGATGCGGTAGGCCAGCCGGCTTTCGAGGTAGCGTCGGTTGAACGGCGGTGGCTCGCTGTCGAACAGCTCGCGCCACTGTGCCTTCAGTTCCGGCGTCTTCATGGTCTTCAGCGCCGCCAGGCGGGCGGGGATGGGATCCTGTGTCGTCATGCGTTCTCCTCTTGAGTTGGAGTTGCATGACGGCATTGCTTGGCCGGAGAGTGTAGGCGAATTTCTCCGTTATTCTCGGGATCTTTCCCGCGCCCGCGCCCGCGCTCGCGCATCCGAAGCCGGACAAGCCCGAGCGCCAGCAGGCGGCACAGTTCGGCGCGGCGTTCGGCGGGACTCATCATGTCGGGCGGCAGGGGATTGGGGCGTTTCATGCGGCGGCGCGGCCCATGTCGCGCAACACTGCCGCGCGGATCGCGGCTCGGTTCCAGCGGAAGTTGAGGTGGCAATTGGCGGCATATTTCGACAGCCCGAAATCCATGCCGCTCGTCTCGAAACCCGTGCGCTTCAGCAGTTCGATCTGTCGCAGGCTGGCGGGATCATTGAGCCAGCGTTTGCTCTTGGCGGCGGCGCTGGAGGTCTCGGTCACGCGCAGGAAATCGTCGGCCGCCGCCAGCGCCTGCACCCGCGTGCCGACCGCGAGGGGGCGGATCGCCTGGCCCTTGGGCCGGCCGAGCGCATGCCACAATGTGCCATCATGGAATACGCCGGCCCAGCCTTGGAAGCCGCTGGCCATCAGCGCTTGGCCGTCGCCATGCAGATCGCACCAGAAGAAGGGAGAGCGATCCAGAAGATCGATCTCGGTCATCTCGAAGGCGGTCAGCAGGCGCTTCTCGGCGATTTCGCGGGCAAAGATGTGGCCGCAGAGATCGCAAATGGAGGCGCCGAGCGGCAGTTCCGCCTCGCAGGAGGGGCAGGTCTTCCAGGGGCGCTCGCCGGGCGGGGTCTCGTCTTCGTCGAGGTCGATCTCCTGCTCGAGCGTGCCATGGCGGAGCGCCGCGCCCGCGAAATCCAACACGATGCAGTCGGTTTTCACGATGCCGGGGAAGCGCTCGGGATCCACGCGGCGCAGGCCGCGACCGACGGCTTGGATGAACGTGCCCTTGTGGAGCATAGGGCGCAGGATACCGATGCAACCGACAGGCTGGCTGTCGAAGCCTTCGGTCAGCACCATGCAGTTGGTGAGCACCTGAACCTCGCCCCGGTCGAAGCGGGCGATGAGATCCGCGCGGGCGCGCGCCGGCATGTCTCCCGTGATCGTCTCGGCCGAAAAGCCCTCGGCCCGAAACGCTTCGGCCACCGTCGTGGCATGGTCCACGGTCGCGCAGAAGAAGATCGTGCGCCGGTCGGCGGCCTTGTCCTTCCAGTGCTCGACCACGGCCTCGATGAGCACGGCGCGATTGAGCACCTTGTCCGCCTGGCGCATGTCGAAATCGCCGGCGGTGCTGTCGATGCAGGAGAGCTCGTCTTCGATCCCGAGGTCGATGGTGAAGGTGCGGGGCGGAACCAGCAGGCCGCGCGCGATGAGCGTGCCGATCCGCAGGTGATAGCCGACATTGCTGAAGGTCTTGCGCAAGCTGCGGCCATCGCCGCGGCCGGGAGTGGCGGAGAGACCGAGCAGTTTCAGGCCCGGATTGGCTTCGCGCGCATGCGTGAGGATCGCCTGATAGCTCGCTGCGGCCGCGCGGTGGCATTCGTCGATCACCAGATGGCTCAGCTTCGGCATGGACGTCCGGCGGTATTCCCGGGCGAGCGTCTGCACGCTGCCGAAGATCACCTGGCCGTCCCAGCAATCCTGTTCTGCCTTCACCACCGAGGTGTCGAGGCCCGAGATCTGCCCGATCGCCGATCGGTTCTGGTCGATGAGTTCATCGGTGTGCTGAAGCACCAGCACCTTGGCATCGCGGTCCCGTTCGGCCTGCTCGCCGACATAGAAGCCGGCGATGGCCGTCTTGCCGGCTCCGGTCGGCAGCACGAGCATGGTATTGCCGTGTTCGGCTGTGCGGTCATGGGCGGCATCGACCGCCGCCCGCTGATAGTCGCGAGGGATCATGAACGCCTCCCTCAGCGCGCCCAGAACGGCGCGCCGCTGGAGGAAGGCACCGGCGGAGCGGACTGTGCCGCGGGCGTCTGCGGCGCCGGCGACAACGCCATGCCGGCCGAGGGCACCGCGCCCATCACGGCGGCGTATTGCCCGTGCTCCGGCCCGATGGCTGCCTTGATCACGTTGCGCCCGGCGTCGTCGGGGTTGTTGCGGTCCTTCTCGACGCCGACCTTGGCCACGAAGTCGAGCCCGTTGAGATCTCCGAGGCTGCGGATCATCCGGGCTGCGCGTGCCGCTTCGGACTGGTCGCTGGCCTTGATGCCGCGCGCGGACTCCAGAATGCCGCGGATCAGGGCCCGGCCACGATTGGCATAGGTGTCCTCGCCGCGTTCGTTGACGCTCTTTCCCTTGAAACCGATGCGCGTATAGATGCGCCGCCGCGCATGGGGGCCTTCCAGCACCACGGCTTCGGTGTTGAGGTAGAGCGCGGTGCTGGTACGGCTCTGGGTGAGCCAGCCCTCGGGGCCGGCGCCGCCGGGGCGAATGGTCAGCGTCACCTTGACGAGGGTGTTTGCCGGGATCAGGTCGAATGCGGCGTCCTGGGCCTCGGCGCCGTTGAAATCCATGTTGTCCGCCATGGGTCAGGCTCCTTTCGTCGTGGGGGTGGTCTGGGCCGGCTGCTGCGGCAGATCGAAGTCGAGATCGGCGCTCGCCTGCGCGTCGTTGCCAGCGCGGATCTTCGCCATGAGGCGGCCGAGATGGGCCTGCTCGATCATCGCGAGCCGGCCGCTGCGGTCCTTCGCGGGAAAGCCGAAATCGTTGATCGTGGTGCAGACGAAGGCCCGGAACGGTTCGCCTTCCTGGGGGCGGATTTCCGCGAGGGTGATGACCTCATCGACGATGCCGGGCAGTTCGAGGCCGGTCTTGGAGCCTTCGATCTGCATTGCAAAGTACGGTTTGCCGAAATCATCGATCTTCCGGTCGAGCAGGCCCACGAGCCAGATGTTCTTGCGCGGCGTGTGCTGCAGATGCGTGAGCCAGCCGATCATTTCCTGACCCAGCAGCCCGTAGGCGCCTCGTAGGTCGAGCTTGCCGCTGCGGTCCGACTGCACCTGTGGCTGCCCCTTGCACCACTGCATGCAGATGCGTGAGGCGACGGAGATCGAGTCGACGAAGATCGTGTCGTATTTGTCGAGCATGGTCGGATCGCCGAAGGCGGCGCAAACGCGGTCGTAGTCGCGCTGGCTGTAGGGCTGATCCTCGCGCATCGCCGGGTTGGGGCCGCCGATCCAACAAGCGAGATCGCGGGCGCGTTCCCAGTCACGGACCCGGATCTCGTCGCCGGGCCAGCCCTGAACGGCGAGTTCGCCAGCCTCGAGATTGACGAAGAGGGTGCGCTCGGCATCGAGCGTCCAGAGCTGACTGGTCTTGCCGATGCCGGAAATGCCGGTCAGCACCCCCTTGATGCCGCGCGTCTCCTTAAGGCGTTCGTCGGCGGTGATGATTTTCAGCGGGGAGGGTTGGATGGGCGCGCTCATTTGCGCGCCTCCAGATCGCGGACAGCCGCTGCGACGGCGTTGTCGCTGCCTTTCGCGCCCTGACGCCGCGCCATGTGCAGCACGTCCTCCAGCGCCAGGATCGTCCGGCCGAGGCTGCGGCGTTCTTCCTCGAGCGCCACGAGCGCGAAGGCAATGTCGTCGACGCTTGCGCGGTCCACCGGGCGTGTGCGCGCGGCGCGGTCTGGCAGCGACGGGATGGCGATGGTATCGGGAAGAGATGCCAACCAGTGCGACTCGCGCAGTTTCTCGAGAGGGTTCTTGAACATCGTTGTGCTCCTTTTCGTCCTGCCCAGGGATCGTCAGTAAGGTGTCGACTGCCGGGCCCGACGCCGCCCTGGAGCTCGCGGTCGGGGTGTTTCCCTGAGGGTCTTTCATTCCCCCGAAGGCCCGGCATGAATTGGGTTGAGTGCTTGCCCTCACTTACCGGCGCGGAGTCGCAACTGTCGGGGAAGGCTCGAAATACCCGTCGAGGCCCATCTCGGTTGCGACCTCGCGGATCTTGCTCAGTCGCTCGTAGATCGTGCTCCGATGCACGCCGAGCGCGCGTGCCGCCTCCGAGACGCTGAGATGGCTGACGGCCAACGCGACCTGCCGCGTCGTCGGGCAGAGCGCAGCCAGGAGCCTGCCCACGTCGCCGCGAATGCCAGGGCCATGCGTGAGTGAAAACTCGTCGACGGGATCGAGCGCCGCGGCTTCGGGAAGCACGTCGGAAAGGGGCAGGCCCCCGTCGTCATCGCCGACCGGTGCATCGATGCAGAGCATGTCCCGTTCGGCGCGCATGGCTCTGGTCGTGTTCGCAAGCGTGGCCACGCGATTGGCGACGATGCGATCCGCGAAGGTGTCGAACGAGGACTTCTCCGGATTGAAGTTCTTTGCGCGCCTGATCAGGTCGAGGCGCAGTTCCTGCTCGATGTCCTCGGCATCGAGGCCGGGTACGGCGCCCGAGCGCGCCAGGCGCGCCGCGCGGATGCGGATATTGCGGGAAATGCGGGTGGTGGGATCGGTAAGTTGTTGAAGCTGCTCCATGGTTTTCGCCTTCGTCCAGGTGGACGGGCACGCGGCCCGAGTACCCGGCTCCGGCGAAATTTCGTTGGGACGGCGATTGGAGAGCCTCCGGCGCAAAGGAAAACCGCCGACGAGCCTTGCTCACCGGCGGTTTCACGGGACAATTTTTTTGAGTTTTTTCAGCGACGCCCGACGAAATTTCGTTGGCGCTGGCCTTGGCGGCCCTGTTCGAGATCGTCGGCGCTGATGACGAAGCGGGTGACGTAGTCGCCGCCCTCGGTCGGGATGGGGTCGTCGGCAATTCCGAAGCTGTCGCGCAGCGCCTTGGACAGGGCCTGCTTCTGTTTCTGATGCTTCGACGTTTCCCTTGGGTCGTCCCTGTGCACCGCCAATCGGCCGCCTTTGAGGGCGAATGCCTTGAGATAGGTCCACACAGCCTTTGGCCTGCCATTCTTCGCGCTTTTCATGCCGAGTTGGTCGGGTTCGAAGCGGCGTGTCTCGTCGCGGAAAGTGACGTTCAGAACCTCATCAGCAATGAAGCGTATGGTGATTTCCTCCCAGCGCGCATTGGGCGGAAGCGGCCAGGCCAGCCTTCGTGCCGCATCCCCCGCGTCACGCGTGACGGCGTTGCGCAATGCCGCGAATATCTCGGCTGCGGGACGGGCGAGCGAGAAGACCCCGTTTTCCGCGATCACGATATCGGCGAGCGCCATGCGCGTTGCCCCGGCCCGGTCGAGGGCCGCGATCAATGCATCAGGCAGCGATGCGGCCGTGGGAGTCAGCAGGAGCCGCGGGCCGAGGATGTCGAGGATTTCTGCGAAAGGATGAGGGTCCGCGTCGGCCGAAGGGCCCGGCAATGCGAGGAACACTTGAAACCCCCGGCCGGAGTAGACGTCGTGAGTTCCAATGCGGGTGACTGCGCCCGGGATGCTGCGCCCCGGCTGATGCGGCGACAGCCCAAGCGCTCGGGCGATGCGCTTCGCGAGGTCGCCGCGATCCACGCGCAGGATGGCGATGTCGTCTGCTTTGAGGTCGAGATCGTTACAGGCCTTGGGTCGGTCGCCACAGACTGCGCGGATCGAGCCGTCGGCATGGCAGACGACGTGGCGCGGGCATCCCTCGCCACCCGGCGAGGGACAGGGCAGTTCTCGCGCCCGGCCTGCCTTCCTCAGCAGATGTTCGACACTTGCGAATTCGCCTCCGAGTCTCGTCTGCCATTCCCATCGGCTGGCGGCCGCGTCGGAGAAATCATCAAGCGCTTTCCAGAACTTCGAAATCCGCATCCTCGTCCGCTTCGCTTGGAACCCGCCAGAAGCCGCGCGCTCGCAGCCAGGCTTCGATGAGATGTTCATCCTCCTGCCGTTCATAGCGGGCGATGTTGGCGGGGCGGATGGTCACGGAGCGCTCGCGCTTCGAGCCTTCGAAGGCGAAGCGGAAGGTCGCGTGCGTGAAATGCCCGCCCTTCAGACGCGTTGCCCAGTTTTCGCCAAACGCCTTGAACAGATCCTCGGACTTGCGGATTTCCAGCTCCGAGACCTTGCCCGGCCACCGGCGGCCGAATTCTACCAGTCGCACCCCGGCGATACCGTCGATATCCTCATGGATCAGCGCCTCCGGGCCGAGTTCCAGAAGCGGAGCAAGAGTGTAGCGATCAGCCAGGTCGAAATATGTGTCGCTGCCGAACAGCAGGTCGCCGAACGTCTTGAGGTAAAGTTCGCGCTCTCCCTTGGTGGATGTATTGACCCCCATCTCGTCGGTGGCGCTGTCGTAGATCAGCACGTCGTGTTGTTGCGGGCGATAGAAGGCATGGCTTCCCTCGCCCTCGTCCTCGTGCTTCCCCTCACGCCGCATGGGGCTGCCATGTCGGACGAGGATCCAGACCTTTTCGCCGCGAGGAAAAACGAAGATACGACTGTTTCGGCCCCGACGCTTCTTCTCGAACCAGTCGTCCATTTGATCCTGAATCGCCGTTGCTACCGCGGGCGGGATCTTGGGCAATGCCTTCTTTGCCGTCGCCGGGCGCGAGCCCGCGAAGTACATGAAGTTCGAGCGATTGAAGGCCACGGTTTCGGCATGCTGGCGCTGCAGCAGCATCGGGTTCGCAAGCCAGATCTGGACAGAGACGTCAGCCGCGGTCGGCTCGTGATCAGCGTCAATCGCGATCCCTGCCGCCTCGGCCTGTTCTAGCAATTCCTCCATGCTCTCGTGGCTTGCCGTCTCATGCACGTAATAGAGCGCATCGACCATCGCGTCGGGGACGTTCTCGTCGGGGTTCATCAGGATGGCGGCGATCTCCTCGAGCGGCAGCTCGTTGACAGGCGCGGCGGCAAGATCGAGATCGCGGCCTTTGAAATAGTCGCTCCAATTGCACAGGAATGTCTTCAGGCGCCCGGGAGAAATTTGCTTCAGGCGATCAGGATTGGTGAAAATTCTTGGATTGAATGAGGGCATCAGAATCTCTCCATCGGGCTCGTCCTGAGGCAAAATTAGGCAAGGGGCACTTTCATCACAAGATTGTGTTCCTGAAAGGTTCCGCCCGCGCAGCCCGACAGGTGGGAGGGCGCGCGGGTATGTGAAGGAAGGCAGCTGGAGCTTTCCCACATGAACGCATGTTTCGATCGCGCCAGGCGCGGTTTCATCCTCGCATTTGTCAACGATCCCACTCGCATTGCGGGAGGCGACGCATGATCGATCCGGATGCGAGAGAGCGACAAGCACTTCACACCGCCATGAAATTCATGGGCGAACTGATGGCCGAGATCGGCTGGGCGACCCGGCTGAACGAGCTTTCGGCCGAGCAGGCCCGAGCGCTGGCCGAGGCCGCGATCGATGGCTTCCAGGAGGCCATGGCCGCCTCGGCGCCGAAGATCGACATGGAGGTGCCTTTCTGATGGCGGCGCTTCTGGACTTCAACCATCGGGAGAAGAAGCCCGATTTCGCGGACGCGGTGAACGTTCTCATCGACTCCGCCCTGACAGCCGAGAACGCCAGCCGATCTGCGCGCGACTATCTCGGGGGCAGCCGGCTGGGCGACGCCTGCCAGCGGCGGCTACAATACGAATACCTAAAGGTGCCGAAGGACGACGGCGCAGACTTCACCGGCCGCGCCCTGCGCATCTTCGCGCTTGGACATGTTCTCGAGGATCTCGCCATCGATTGGCTGCGCAAGGCCGGCTTCGATCTCAGAACGCGCAACCGCCATGGCGAACAGTTCGGGTTCTCCGCTGCTGGCGGCCGCCTGCAAGGGCATGCGGATGGTGTCATCGTGGCGGCGCCGAACGGAATGGCGGTTCCGGCGCTCTGGGAGTGCAAGTCGGCCAACGCGAAGAATTGGCGCGACATCGCGAAGCGGGGCGTGGTCAAGGCCAAGCCGATCTATGCGGCGCAGATCGCGCTTTATCAGGCCTATCTCAGGCTCACCGAGGCGCCTGCGCTCTTCACCGCTATCAACAAGGACAGCTGCGAGATCTGGCACGAACTGGTCCCGTTTGACGCCGGACGCGCCCAAGCTGCAAGCGACAAGGCGGTCCGTATTCTGCGCGCCTGCGACGCGGGCGAATTGCTGCCCCGGCACACGGAGGATCCCGAGCATTTCGAATGCCGCTTCTGTGCCTGGAAAGAGAGGTGCTGGGCATGACAGACGCGCCAATGAGCACCGCCGATACTGCGCCCGTTCCCGATCGTGACATGATCGCGACCTACGTCCAGGCGGTGTTTGGCTATTGCGAGCATCTGGTGCCGGTGCGGGCGCTGGCAGAGAAGGGCGCGGAAGACGCGCCCCCACACACGCCTTTCCTGCCCGCCGACGACACGCTCGCCGAGATGCTCGCGCGGCAGGCGGACTGGGCGGCAAGCGCCGGCATGGCGCTCTTCGTCGTACCAGGAACGGTAGAGAATCCCGGCGATGCCCGCGCCGAGCACATCTTGCAAACGCAGGTCGTGCTGGTCGATCTCGATCATGGTGACATCGATGCGAAACGCGCCCATCTGGAGCGCCATGTCGGACGGCCTACGCTGGTCGTCGCCTCGGGCGGTGTGACAGATGAAGGTCAGCGAAAGCTGCACCTCTACTGGCGCCTGACCGAGCCGGCGGAAGGCGAGGACATCGCGCGCGTTTGCCGGCTGCGCCAGACGATTGCCGCGAAGGTCGGCGGTGACCCGGCCTTCAAGTCCGCCCATCAGCCGATCCGTGTCGCGGGCAGCATCCACGCCAAGGGGGGCAGTCGACGGCTCGTCGAGATTATCGATCACGCAGAGATCGACCACGACCTTGGCGAGCTTGCCGAGGCCATCCTGGCGATGCCGCCGATGGAGGGGCACTCGGATGGCACGCTCGATTTCAACGGCGCCGTTCGCGGGGGAGATACGGTTCCGGAACTGTTCGGCCGCCCCGTTCGAGAAGGCGGCGTCGACGGCACGACCCGCTTCGATGCGCTTTCGCGCGTCATCGGCTATTGGATCCGTCGCTGCCGCGAGGGGCATGTCACACCCGGTGAGGCCTGGGACGAGATCAGATCCTACAATCTCGCCCGCATCGACCCGCCCTGGCCGGAGGACAGACTGCGGAAGGAAGCCGAGCGGCTCTGGCAGCGCGATCTCGAGCGCAACGGTGCTCTCGACGACGATCTGGCTGCAGGCGACGATGGCGGTGGCGGTAACAATGACGGCCCGACACCCGTGCGTTTCAGTGAGGACGAGCTGGCGGCGCGCTTCGCCGACCGGCACGCCGATCGCTGGCGCTATGTGGCAGGATGGGGGCAGTGGCTCACTTGGACGGGGGTGGTCTGGCGGCGTGAGGACACTCTGCAGGCCTTCGACCTTGCGCGTCAGGGCTGCCGGGAGGCGGCGGTACGAGCGCCGTCTGCGCGCGTTCGCACCAAGCTGTCCTCGGCCGCGACGGTGGCCGCCGTCGAGCGGCTCGCCCGCAGCGATCGCAGGCATGCCAGCACGACCGAGATCTGGGACCGTGACCCCTGGCTTCTGAATACAGGCGATGGCGTGATCGACCTCCGCACCGGCGCGCAGTCGGCGCACGATCCTGAGCTCTACATGACCAAGGTCACGGGCGCGGCCTCGAAGGGCGCCTGTCCAACGTGGGAGGCGTTTCTTCATACGGTGACCGGCGGCGATATCGAGCTTCAAGCCTATCTGCGCCGAATGGCCGGATATTGCCTGACGGGTGTGACGACCGAGCATGCGTTGTTCTTCCTCTACGGAACAGGCGCAAACGGCAAGTCGGTCTTTGCCAACACGCTGACCGCGATTATGGGCGATTATGCGACCGTCGCGGCCATGGACATGTTCATGGCCACCCATGGCGATCGCCATCCGACCGACATGGCGGGGCTCCGCGGCGCGCGGATCGTGACCTCCATCGAAACCGAGCAGGGAAGTCGCTGGGCCGAGAGTAAGCTCAAGGCCCTCACCGGCGGCGACAAGATCACCGCCCGCTTCATGCGGCAGGATTTCTTCGAGTTCATTCCGCAGTTCAAGCTCCTGATCGTCGGCAACCACAAACCATCCATCCGGAACGTCGACGAAGCGATGAAGCGACGCCTGCATATGGTGCCCTTCACGGTCACCATCCCGCCCGCGAAACGCGACCGTCGTCTGTCCGACCGGCTTCTGGCCGAGCGTGATGGCATTCTCGCCTGGGCGCTTCAGGGTTGCCTCGAGTGGCAGGAAACCGGACTGCGCCCGCCCCAGGCCGTAATGGCCGCGACCGAGGATTACTTCGAGGCGGAGGATGCGCTCGGGCGGTGGATCGAGGAGCGTTGCGTGACGGGTCCGTCCCACTGGGCCGGATCTAGCGCGCTCTTTGCAAGCTGGAAGAGCTGGGCCGAGGCGAACGGAGAATACGCCGGTTCGATGAAGCGCTTCTCCGAAACCCTGACTTCTCGCGGTTTCGAGAAACAGAACACCCGCAGCGCTCGGGGCTTTCGGGGACTAGCTCTGCGGGACAGCGATGATGACCTATTCGGGGGAGAAGAAAAATGTCAGTAAAATCAAGGAGCGCGACGGGTGTGACGGGTCATGACCATATAACCGTCACGCGTGCGCGCACGCGCGCGCGTGAGAGGTTTACCAGGCAACCCGTCACATCCGTCGCACCCGCCACCGAAGGGAAGGCCACGGGCGGCGACGTTCTCCCCGATACGGTGCTGGCACTCGACCTTGGAACCAACACCGGTTGGGCGTTGCGCGGGCATGATGGTCTGATCACCAGCGGAACGGTCTGTTTCAAGCCCCGGCGCTTCGACGGTGGCGGTATGCGGTTCTTGCGCTTCACGAACTGGTTGACCGAGATCGACCGGATATCGGGGCCAATTTCTGCCATCTGGTTCGAAGAAGTCCGTCGCCATGCCGGCACTGACGCAGCGCATGTCTATGGGGGGCTGATGGCCACCCTGACGGCATGGGCGGAACTGCGCGGCGTGCCTTACGAGGGCGTGCCCGTCGGCACGATCAAGAAATACGCAACCGGCAAGGGCAATGCGTCGAAGCATGCGATGATCGCAGCGGCCCGCGCCCGGGGCTTCAGCCCGGCCGACGACAACGAGGCCGATGCCATCGCGCTCCTGCTCTGGGCCATCGAAACCAGGGGAGGGCTGGCATGACGCGTCCCGCGATCCTCGAGGAAATCGCCCATGTGCTCGAAGCTCGCGCTGAGACCTACGGGCCCGCGAGTGATGCGTTGCGCACCATCGCTGCGCGCTGGAGCCTCACGCTTGGCGTGCCCGTCAGCCCCGCGCAGGTGGCGCTCTGCATGATCGACCTGAAGCTGGCGCGGCTCACGCACGACCCATCGCATCGCGACAGCCTGGTGGACGTGATCGGCTACGCGGCGCTGATGTCGGAGGCGAGACGATGAAGACCATGCGCTTCACCCCGCCGGGCTATGGCGGCCGGCGACGCGACCCAGATGAGGTCAAGCGCGACGGCTGGCGGGAACAGGGGATTCTGGCGGTGTCCGTCGACGACGAGCGGCTGAGCTGGCCCGAACGGGAACTGGTGCGGCAACTGGGCGAGAAACTCTACGGGCCGCGCTCCGTCGATGAGGGAGAGCGTCATGGATAAATGGACTCCGTCTCTCGTCGAAGCCCGACTTTCCGAGGCCGCCTTCGTGCTCAAGCGGCTGCCCGAGCCGAGGATTCAGGGGTACTTCAGCACATGGCCCGAGATCATTCACAGCTTTGCCGACAAGGTGGGCCAGGAGCCGAAACGGATGCGCGTGCTGCCCTCGCCGCAGGCGATCAGCCGGATGGAAGAGACACTGACCTGGACGGCCGGCCTCGCCCCCGTAGATGGCAAGATCGTCTGGCTGCGGGCCTACGGCTATCGCTGGCGCGAGGTCTGCCGCGCGGTCGGCCTTCAGCGCGCCTCTGCCCACCAGCATTGGGTCTATGCCCTGTGTCTGATCGCTCACCGGCTGAACAACCGCCGCCTTAATCCGCGACTTTCCATGCAGCAGGTCATCGACCTGGCACGCGCCGACGACTCGGCGCTGTAAGCGTTCTGAAACTCGGCCAAATTTTTTCCAGACATTTTTGCGATCTTGCCGGTATGTGAGGGGTAAGTTCGATCGCTGCGCCGAGACGGAACTCGCCTGAGAGCGTGGTTCCTTCTTGGCGGATATGTATGCTGGCGGGCTTGGCTCGGCATTTCGCCAGCGACAGGGCCGAATTTTTGGGAAGCCACCCGGAATCCAGATCCACCCGCAACGCACGCAAACCCCAATAAACACTGGCCCTCTGGCCGGATGCTCTGGACGCTGCTGGATTCCTCATGGAGTCCAGCGCGGAATCCGGTGTCCGGAGTCCAGCTGGTATCCACCACTCACGGAACGCCCATTCATGACGCTGACCTTCGCCCCCGACAGGGTCGAGATGTGGCCCCTGACCAAGCTCCAGCCCTACGCAAAGAACGCGAAGGTGCATGGGGCCGACCAGGTCGCCAAGATCGCCGCCAGCATGGCCGAGTTCGGCTGGACGGTGCCGTGCCTCGTCGGCGAGGACGGGGAACTGATCGCGGGCCACGGCCGGGTGCTGGCCGCGACGCAACTCGGCTTGACCGAGGCGCCGGTGATCGTGCTGGGGCATCTGACCGAGGCGCAGCGGCGGGCCTATCGGATTGCGGACAACAAGCTGACGGAACTCGGCAGCTGGGACGAGGCGCTGCTCTCGTCGGAACTGCAGGACCTGCTGGCCGAGGATTTCGACCTGTCGCTGGTTGGCTTCTCCGATGGCGAACTCGACAAGCTGCTGGTGTTAGATCTGGACGGGGACGGTGAAGATGAAGGTGGCACTGGGGGCTCGGTGCCGCCGGTGACCATCCCCGAGCCGCCGCGCAACCCGGCATCGCGCACGGGCGATCTCTGGCTTCTTGGGGATCACCGGCTGCTCTGCGGCGACACCACCAACCACGAGGATGTCCGCCGGCTGATGAATGGCGAGCGCGCGGTGCTGTTCGCCACCGACCCGCCATATCTCGTGGACTACGACGGCTCGAACCATCCGACGCGCAACAAGGACTGGTCGGCCTCCTACGGCACGACCTGGGACGACAGTTCTCAGGGCGCGGAACTTTACGACGGTTTCATCGCCGCAGCGATCGCTGAGGCGATCACCGAGGACGCCGCCTGGTATTGCTGGCACGCCTCGCGCCGCCAGGCGATGCTGGAAGAGTGCTGGGAAAGGGCGGGCGCCTTCGTGCACCAGCAGATCATCTGGGTGAAGGACCGCGGTGTCCTGACCCGCTCGCACTACCTCTGGAAGCACGAGCCCTGCTTCATGGGCTGGCGCCGTCCGCACCGCCCGCCGAAGGTTGCCGAGGAAACGCTGCCCTCGACCTGGGAGATGCCATCCTTCGCCAAGGACGAACGCCCGGATCATCCGACGCCGAAACCGCTCGACGCCTTCGGGATCCCGATGCGCCAGCACGTCGCCCGCGGCGGCCTCTGCTACGAGCCGTTCTCCGGTTCCGGCTCGCAGATCATGGCGGGCGAAGCGAATGGTCGGCGCGTCTACGCGATGGAGATCAGCCCGGCCTATGTCGATGTCGCCGTAGAGCGGTGGCAAGCCGAGACCGGCAAGGACGCGAGCCTGGATGGTGATGATGGTCGAACCTTCGCCGAGGTGAAGGCAGAGCGGTTGGGCGACAAGGCTGATGCCGGCGCCGAGGGGGCCCACGCGGCCTGACGTCGTGGATGGCGTGGCTCTACCTTCCTCAGGCTTGCTTGCCGGAGCCGGCGATGCGTGCCTGTTCGGCCTCTCGCTCTGCTCCGGCGCTGGTGGGCTCGACCTCGGGCTGCACCTCGCGTGTCCCGGATATCGCACTGTGGGTCATGTCGAGCGGGACGCCTACGCCGCGGCCATTCTCGTGGCGCGGATGGAAGACGCGGCCCTGGATCCGGCGCCTGTCTGGGACGACGTTGGAACCTTCGACGGCTGCCCGTGGCGCGGCGCGGTGGACATCGTCACTGCGGGCTATCCGTGCCAGCCGTTTTCCGTTGCAGGCAAGCGGCGTGGAGCGGACGACCCGCGTCACCTCTGGCCGCATGTCGCCCGGATCGTCGGCGTGGTCGAACCGCCCTTCGTGTTCCTCGAGAATGTCGCCCATCATCTCCGCCTCGGCTTTCCCGAAGTCGCCGGAGGACTGGTCAACATGGGCTACCGCCTTGCGGCAGGCCTCTTCACGGCGGCGGAAGTCGGGGCGCCGCACAAACGCGAGCGGCTCTTCATCCTCGCCCGCCGCGAGGGAGACGAGCTGGCCCACCCCGCGCGCCTGCTCCGGAACCCGCTCGAGCGGGGGGAACCGCACAGAAATGCTGTCGCGCTGGCCGACGCCGATGGCGAGCGACGGTCACAAGCCGAGCGCGGGCAAGCGCAAGGCGGCCGATCTGACCGGGGTGAGCCGGATGTGGATGACGCCAACAGCGCGGGATCACAAGGACGGGGCGACAAGTCTTGCGAACACGCCGGTGAACGGGCTGCTTGGCCGCCAGGTCCTGGTGACGCCGATGGCTGGCGGGAGTTCCTGCGACACGCCCCGGACCTTGAACCCGCTGTTCGTCGAGGCGCTGATGGGCTGGCCCACAGGGTGGACCGGCTTCGGCTCTGTGGCAACGGAGTGGTCCCGCTGGTCGCGGCGCATGCGCTGCGAACTCTCGCGGCTCAGCTGCTGGCCGATGGATGAGGACGCGGCATGAAACAGAGCCGTGCCATGTCGCTGGTTGAGGCTGTCGTCAACGTGGCGGTGGGCTACGGTGTCGCCGTGCTGACGCAGATCCTGATCTTCCCGGTCTTTGGGCTGCACACGACGCTGGCGCAGAACCTGAAGATGGGCGCGGTCTTCACGGTGGTGAGCGTCGCGCGTTCCTTCGCCCTGCGGCGGATGTTCGAAGCGATCCGGGTGAGAAACGCGAAATGAAAGATCGCCGCCCAACTCCGGGCGGCGACATGGTGATTGCTGTGAAGCACGGCCTCAGTCGCGGATGGCGTAGACCCTTCCGCGCCCCTCGACCTTCTCCGAGGTGATGGTCAGGCCGAGCTTCTTCTTGAGCGCGCCGGACATGGCCCCGCGAATGGTGTGGGGCTTCCAGCCGGTGGCTTCGACGATCTCGTCGATGGTGGCGCCGCCCTCGGCGCGGAGCATCTCGATCAGCTGCGCCTGCTTGGTGCCCGCGCGCGGTGCGCGCGCCTTGGGCGCGGGGTCGGTTTCGGCGGGAGCGTCTTTCGGGGGCTCCGCGCTCGGCGCCTCGTCGGCGCCCGTGGGCGCGCTGTCGCCGCCGTCCGTCTTGGTGCCGATGGCGGCGAGGCCCGCGTCGGTGATGTGCAGGAGTATGGCGCGGCCGTCCTCGTCGTTGCGCCAGATGCGGTTGAGCGCGGCGTCGGCCTTGGTCCGGCTGTCGGTCGCCGTCTCGGCGATCAGCCCGCGCTTCATCAGCGCGCTGACCACCTTTGCGGCGGCACCGCCGCGCAAGCTGCCGGGCAGCGGCAGGACGTTGCGGTCCTCGCGCTGCGCGGCGGCGCTGAGGATGACGGCTTGGGTATCGGATAATTTGGTCATCTGGGGTCTCCGTGTTCCGGGTCGCGACCGTCGCAACCCTTCTACGACCCCAAGCCGCGCAGGCGCGCGGCGGGAGTTCCGGCTGTGCCGGAGATCAGCGGGCGTGTTCGCCTTCGCCGAAGGCGCTGTCGGTGATGCGTTTCAGGAGGCTGGCGTAGTGTTCGAGGGTGCCGACATGGCCCCAGTTCACTTCGTCGGGGTGAGCGCTGAAGTGGTCGTTGCTGAGCGCCTGCAGGCGGGCGAGCATTTCGTCGATCTCGGCCTTCTTGCCGATGAAGGCGGCCAGCGCCGCCTCCCGGTTGCGGCGCGCTTTCTCGGCGCGGAGTTCGTGGCGCGGGGTGGTGATCGGGTTCAGGCGCGTGGTCATCGTCGTGGCTCCTTGGCTCGAGTTGCATCGTCATCGTGTGATGAACGTTCGCTCCACGCGCGGCGCTTATCAACTCGATAAACACATGATTTCGAATGATAATCGGAGCCGTCGATGCAGGGCATGAGCGAGCGCCAGTATGCCGCCCATGTAGGGCTGTCGCGCGGCGCGATCCAGAAGGCCAAGGCCGCCGGCCGGCTCGTCCTGCACGAGGACGGCAGCATCGACGCCGCCGCCTCCGACCGGCTGCGCGCGGAGGCGACCGATCCGTCGAAGACCAGGAAGGCGCCGAAGGGGCCGAAGCTCAAGCCGGTGCCCGAGGCGGCGGTTTCCGCTGTTGGCGACACGCTTAAGGAACAGGGACTTGCGGCTCCCGCAACGGGCGGCGGCACGACCTTCCTGCAGGCGAAGACGGCGCATGAGGTGCTGAAGGCGCAGGAGCGGCGGATTCGGCTCGCCAAGCTGAAGGGAGAGCTCGTCGACCGCGACCGCGCCACGGCGCTGGTGTTCCGGCTCGCGCGCGAGGAACGCGATGCGTGGGTCAACTGGCCGGCGCGGGTGGCCGCAACGATGGCGGCAGAACTGGGAACGGAGGTGGCGGCCATGCAGAAGGTTCTGGAGGCCCATGTCCGCGCCCATCTCGAGGAACTCGCCCAGCCCCGGATTGCCCTCTGAGGATATCACCGCTTTCGACGGGGCCGAGGCGCTGCTGCGGGCCTGGGGGCGCGGGCTCATGCCCGATCCCTGGCTGACCGTCTCGGAATGGGCGGACAGGCATCGCTGGCTGAGCTCGCGCGCCAGCGCCGAGCCCGGCCGCTATCGCACCGAGCGCACGCCCTACATGCGCGCGATCATGGACGCGCTGTCGCCCGGCGACCCGGCGCAGCGGGTGGTGTTCATGAAGGCCGCGCAGGTCGGCGCGACTGAGGCCGGCAACAACTGGATCGGCTACGTGATCCACCAGGCGCCGGGGCCGATGCTGGCGGTCCAGCCGACGGTGGAACTGGCCAAGCGCAACTCGCGCCAGCGGATCGACCCGCTGATCGAGGAGAGCCCGGCGCTGAAGGAACGGGTCCGCCCCGCGCGGGCGCGCGACAGCGGCAACACGCAGCTGTCCAAGGATTTTCCGGGCGGCGTGCTGGTGATGACCGGCGCGAACTCGGCGGTGGGCCTGCGCTCGATGCCGGCGCGCTACGTGTTCCTGGACGAGGTCGACGCCTATCCGGCCTCGGCCGACGAGGAAGGCGACCCGGTGGGGTTGGCCGAGGCGCGCTCGCTGACCTTCGGGCACCGGCGGAAGGTGTTCCTGGTCTCGACGCCCACGATCCGAGGCGTCAGCCGGATCGAGCGGGAATACGAGGCGAGCGACCAGCGTCGCTTCTTCGTGCCATGCCCGCATTGCGGCGCGATGCAGTGGCTGCGGTTCGAGCGGCTGCGCTGGCAGAAGGGCAAACCGGAGACGGCAGCGTACCACTGCGATGCCTGCGAGCAGCCGATCGAGGAACACCACAAGCCGGCGATGCTGGCCGCGGGCGAGTGGCGGGCGACGGCCGAGGCCCGCGATGCGCGGACGGTGGGGTTTCATCTCTCGGCGCTCTATTCGCCGCCGGGGTGGAAGAGCTGGGCCGATATCGCGCGGGACAAGGAGGCGGCGGCGGGGTCCGACGAGGCAGAGCGGGTGTTTCGTAACACGGTGCTGGGCGAGACCTGGATCGAGACGGGCGATGCGCCCGATTGGCAGCGGATCGCCGAGCGGCGCGAGAACTGGCCGGCGGGAACGGTTCCCGCGGGCGGGTTGTTCCTGACCGCCGGCGCCGATGTGCAGAAGGACCGGATCGAGGTCGATGTCTGGGCTTGGGGCCGTGGACTGGAAAGCTGGCTCGTCGATCACGTCGTGATCGAGGGTGGCCCGGCGCGCCCCGAGGCATGGGAGGCGCTGACCAATCTGCTGGGCAGGAACTGGCGGCATGCCGGCGGTGCCGAACTGGGGCTCGCGCGGCTCGCCATCGACACGGGCTACGAGACGGCGGCGGTCTACGCTTGGGCGCGCTCGGTCGGTTTCGCGCAGGTCGCGCCGGTTAAGGGGCTCGAAGGCTTCAACCGGGCGAGCCCGGTCTCGGGGCCGACCTTCGTCGACGCGACCGCGGGCGGGAAGCGTCTGCGTCGCGGCGCGCGGCTCTGGAGCGTGGCCACCTCGACCTTCAAGGCCGAGACCTACCGCTTCCTGCGGCTGGCGCGGCCGACCGCCGAAGAGCTGGAGGAGGGCGCGGCGTTCCCGCCCGGCACGGTGCATCTGCCCGGCTGGGCCGACACCGAGTGGATCCGGCAGCTGACGGCCGAGCAGCTGGTGACGGTCCGCAACCGCCGCGGCTTCGCCAAGCTCGAATGGCAGAAGCTGCGCGAGCGTAACGAGGCGCTGGACTGCCGGGTCTATGCCCGCGCCGCCGCCTGGATCGCGGGCGCGGATCGCTGGCCCGAGGCGACATGGGCCGATCTCGAAGCTCAGCTCGGGGTTCCGAGCGGGATGGACAGCCCGGCCGGTCGGATCGGGCGGCCCGATGCGGCCCCGCAAGGCAAGCGCCGCTCCGACTGGCTCGGACGGCGGGAAAGGTGGTTCTGATGGCTGACTGGACGGAAGCGGAGCTCGCGGCGCTCCGGCGCGCCTATGCGAGCGGGACGACGCGGGTGAGCTATGACGGCAAGACCGTGGATTACGGCTCGGCCGAGGACCTGCTGGGGCGCATCCGCACCATCGAGCGCCAGATCGCAGGCGCCACAACGCGGCCCATCGCGGGCTTCGCCGGCTTCTCGCGCGGGGACCGCTGATGGTCTCCTGGCTCGATAGGGCCATCGCCTCGGTCGCCCCTCGGGTCGCCACGCGGCGCGTGCTGGCGCGGCAGGCCTTCGAGGGGCTCGCGCGCTCCTACGAGGGTGCGGCCCGTGGCCGGCGAACGGATGGCTGGCACGCGCCGGGATCCTCGGCCGACGCCGGGATCGGTCGGGCCGGCGCTCTGCTGCGCGACCGGATGCGGGACCTTGTGCGCAACAACCCGCATGCCGCCAAGGCGGTCTCGGTGCTGGTCAACAACATCGTCGGCGCCGGGATCATGCCGCGTGCATCGAGCGGGGACGCCGCGCTCGACCGCGAGGTGGACCGGCTCTTCGATCTCTGGGCGCGGGACTGCGACGCGGACGGCCAGCTCGACTTCTACGGCCTGCAGACGCTCGCCTGCCGAGAGATGGTCGAGGCCGGCGAGGTGCTGGTCCGCCGCCGCCCGCGCCGCTCCGGCGACGGCGTCATGCCGCCCGTGCAGCTGCAACTGCTCGAGGCCGACTTCCTCGATGCCACCCGCAATGGTGCGATCGGGTCTGGACAGGCGGTGCAAGGGATCGAGTTCGACGCGCTCGGCCGTCGCCGGGCCTACTGGCTCTTTGGCTCCCATCCGGGCGACGCGACGCTCAGCCTGAAGGGCGGGCTGACCAGCCGACCCGTGCCGGCCAGCGAGATCGCCCATGTCTACGAGAAGCAGCGTACGCAGGCGCGCGGCGTGCCCTGGGGTGCGCCGGTGATCCGCGCGCTGCGCGACCTCGACGACTACGAGGTGGCCGAGATCGTGCGCAAGAAGACCGAAGCCTGCGTCACCGCAATCGTGTTTGGCGACGAGGAGGCCCAGCAGGGCATCGCCCCCGCGGTGATCGACGCGGACGGCAACCGGGTCGAGCAGTTCGAGCCGGGGCTGATCGCTTATGCGCGCGGTGGCAAGGACATCCGCTTCAACCAGCCGGCGGCCACTGGCGGCTACGGCGAATACAAGCGCGCGAGCCTGCACACCATCGCGGCCGGCTTCCGGGTGCCCTACGAGTTGCTGACCGGGGATCTCAGCCAGGTGAACTATTCCTCGATCCGCGCCGGGCTCGTGGAGTTCCGCCGGATGATCGACGCGGTGCAGTGGCAGCTGTTCATCCCGATGTTCTGCGCGCCCGTCTGGCGGTGGTTCACCGAGGCCGCATGGGCGGCTGGGCGCATCCCGACGCCGGATGTGCCGGTCGAATGGTCGCCGCCGAAGTTCGAGGCGGTCGATCCGCAGAAGGACGCGATGGCGGACCTGCTCGCCATCCGCTCCGGCACCATGACGCTGGCCGAGGCCATCGCCCGGCAGGGCCGCAACCCCGACGCGGTGCTGGCCGAGATCGCCGCCACGAACGAGAAGCTCGACGAGCTGGGCCTCGTTCTCGACAGCGACCCGCGCCGCGTCACCAAGACCGGCAGCGTGCAGGCCAGTGACCCCGTGAACGATCAGAATACAGGCTAAAGTGAAACACCTGTCATTTCGGTTAGTGTGGATCGAAAAGCCTCGCAGGCGCCCGCGCCGCACCGACCCCAATATGTGTGGTCCGTTTTCTTCAGAATCTTGGTGAACCCATGTTTCTCAGGGATCGTTTCGCCACCGTGAACAGCAACGAAGATCTTTGAGAAATACCACTCGCTGGTGTGGCGATTCAAACCGCCGACCTTTTGCCCGCGGAAATGAACCGTCAGCTGAATCCTCAAGGCAGCACAGGTGAAATCTGGATGATCGTGAAGTTCGCGAAACAGCTTTGCAACTGAAGCGGGCAATTCAGCGAATGCGGATTCGAGGCTTGAGGGCATGGGATTTCGGTCCTTCCGGCATGAGCAGGTGCTTTCAGCTTCAGTCTACTTCAGCGGAAAGATCGAACAAAGCAGCTTTGCTTTCTATTCCGCACTACTGATCCGGCGCGGGCGCGGGTCAAACGTAAAGGACTGATCAACATGGAGCAGATGATCGAACTGCCGGCGTTGCGCCGGTCGGCGGAGCTTGCACCCAACAGCATCGACCCCGAGACCCGCAGCGTCGAGGTGATCTGGTCGACGGGCGCCCGGGTGCGGCGTGCCTCGCTGTTTGGCGAGCCGCATGACGAAGAACTCAGCATGGCGCCCGAGCATGTGCGGCTCGAGCGGCTGAACGCGGGCGCGCCGTTCCTGAAGGTGCACGAGGCGCATGATCTCGACGCGGTGATCGGCTCGGTCGTGCCGGGCTCGGCGCGGATCGAGAACGGACAGGGCATCGCCCGCATCCGGCTCTCCGAGCGCGACGCCGTCGATGACATCTGGCGCGACATCGAGGCCGGGCACATCCGCGCGGTCTCCATCGGCTACCAGGTCCACCGTTTCGAGATCAGCAAGCCCGAGGGTGGGCGGGAACTTTGGCGGGCCGTGGACTGGACCCCGTTCGAGATCTCCGCCGTGCCCGTGGGGGCCGATCCCGCCGCCGGCTTCCGTGCCAGGGACCCCATCAACGATTGCGTCCTTCACCGCCGGGACGCTGCCTCAGAACAAGGAGAACCCCCGATGACGGACAGGACCGAAACCTCGGCCGTTACGGCCGAGCAGAGCAACACTACGGCAGAGCCGCAGGAGACCCGGATGACCGACGACAAGACCGACGTCAGCGAGACGCAGACCCGCGCCGTCGATACGGATCCCAAGGCCACGAAGCCCGAACATGATCCGGCGCCCGAAGACAGCCGCCTCGGCGTCGACACCGTCGCGCTGGTGAGCGAGGCCCGTGCACAGGAGCGCGAGCGCGTTTCCACGATCCACGGACTGGCCGACAGGCTCCAGCTCGAACGCAGCTTTGCAGACGACCTGATCAAGCGCGGCGTCTCCATCGACGAGGCGCGCCGGCTGATCCTCGACCAGGTCGCGGCCAGGGCCGACGAGACGCGGACCTTCCCCCATGTCTCGATCCCCCTCGGCGGGCGCGACGCCACGGTCACGCGGCGCGAGGCGATCTCGAACGCGCTCCTGCACCGCTACAGCCCGACGCTGTTCCCGCTGGAGGACGCTGCCCGCGAGTATCGCGGCATGACACTGATGGAACTCGCCCGCGAAAGCCTCGAGACGGCGGGCGTCAGCACCCGCGGGCTCTCGCGCGACGAGGTGGCGACGCGCGCGCTGCACTCGACCTCGGACTTCCCCGAGATCCTTGCGGCCGTCACCAACAAGACGCTGCGCCAGGCCTACGAGGCCTATCCGCGCACCTTCCCGGCCTTCTGCCGGCAGGTGCTGGCCACGGACTTCAAGGCGATGCACCGGGTCCAGCTGGGCGAGGCGCCGCAGCTGCTGAAGGTCGGCGAGAGCGGCGAGTTCCAGCGCGGCACGCTCGGTGAGAGCAAGGAGAGCTACCGCATCGAGACCTATGGCCGCGTCGTCGCCATCACCCGACAGGTGCTGATCAACGACGATCTCGACGCCTTCACCCGCATCCCGGCGATGTATGGCAACTCGATTGCCCAACTGGAGTCGGACGTGGTCTGGGGCATCATCACCTCGAACCCGGCCATGGCCGATGGCACGACGCTGTTCCATGCCAGCCACAAGAACCTCGCGGGCACCGGCACGGCGCTCGGGGTCGACAGCGTGGGCGCGGCACGGGCCGCAATGCGCAAGCAGACCGGGCTCGACAAGAAGACGGTGCTGAACATCCGGCCCGCCTTCCTGATCGTGCCGGCGGCGCTGGAACTGAAAGCCGAGCAGCTGGTGGCCCAGAACCTCGTGCCCGCCCAGAGCGGCAACGTGGTGCCGCAGTCGATCCGCACGCTCACGCCGATTGCCGAGCCGCGGCTGGACGCGGCGAGCGACAAGGCTTGGTATCTCGCGGCCTCGCCGAACCAGATCGACACCATCGAATACGCCTATCTCGAGGGTCAGCAGGGCGCCTATATCGAGACGCGCAACGGCTTCGACGTCGATGGCGTCGAGATCAAGTGCCGCCTCGACTTCGGCGCCAAGGCAATCGACTGGCGCGGCCTCTACAAGAACCCCGGCGCCTGAGCCGGTCCATCCCTGAACCCTGAAGCGTGGGCGGTCCTGGCGGACCGCCCTTCGTCTTTCCGCGAAAGGAATGCGCGATGAAGAACTACGTCCAGCCCGGCAATACCCTCACCCTGACCGCACCCTATGACGTTGCCTCCGGCGATGGCCTGCTCGTGGGCTCCATCTTCGGCGTGGCGGCTGGCGACGCCGAGAGCGGCGCCACCGTTGAGGCTGCGCTCACCGGCGTCTTCGATCTCACCAAGGTCGGCTCGCAAGCCTGGACCGTCGGCGCCAAGGTCTACTGGGACGACACCAACAAGTGCTGCACCACGGTCGCGACCGACAACACCCTCATCGGCGTGGCGGTCGAGGCGGTCGCGGGCGGGGCCGGAGATACCATCGGCCGGGTGCGGCTGAACGGCACGTTCTGATGACCGCCTTTGCCGCCGCCCTCGACGCGCTCTTTGCTGACGCGCACCTCGCGCGCGACGTGGTCTATACGGCCGACGGTGGCACGCCCTCGCTGGTCCGCGCGATCCTGCGCCGGCCGGACGACGTGACGACCTTCGGCGATGCGCGGATCTGGTCGGAGACCACCCGGCTGGACCTGCGCGTGTCCGAGGTGCCCGATCCGCGTCCGGGTGACCGGATCGAGATCGACGGCGACGCCTTTCTCATCCAGGGCGAGCCTGTCCGCGACCGCGAGCGGCTCGTCTGGACCGTGGATCTGCGGCCAGCATGAAACTGAAGCTCGACGTCACGCCGGATCTCGTGGCCGCCATGGCTGCCGAGGTAAAGGCGGGCGAGAAGGCCGTCACCGCCGCCATGCGCGAGGCAGGCAACGGGCTCAAGACGGCGTGGCGCGGCCAGATCACCGGCGCGGGGCTCGGCCGGCGGCTGGCCAACTCGATCCGGAGCCAGACCTACCCGAAGGCCGGCGAGAGCCTGAACGCCGCCGCGCTCGTGTGGTCCAAGGCGCCTGTCATCGTCGGCGCCCATGACACCGGCCCGCTGATCCGCTCGAAGGAGGGATTCTGGCTCGCAATCCCGACCGAGGCGGCGGGACGGGGCCTGCGCGGTGGCAAGATCACCCCCGGCGAATGGGAACGTCGCCGCGGCCTGCGCCTGCGCTTCGTCTATCGCCGCCGGGGGCCGAGCCTGCTGGTCGCCGACCGGGCCCGCATCAACACGCGCGGTCTGGCGGTGGCGTCGCGCTCCAAGACAGGCCGCAACCAGGTCACCGCGCCGATCTTCCTGCTCGTCCCGCAGGTCAAGCTGCCGAAGCGGCTGGACCTCGACCGGGACGCAGGGCGAGCGCTGGATAGCGTGCCGGGACTGATCGTGGCGAACTGGTTGGAGGGGAAAATTCATTAGGCTACGCTGAAAATCGTTTGTCGATCAATGTGATAGGAAAGGATACACTTGCTGAGGAGGAAGTTGGCTGAGTGCGAGATACCAGAATGCATCCTGAACTGGAAAAATACAGAAATGACCGGCGGCTTGCACTCACAAGGACAGGTCCTGATCCACACTCCCAGGAAGTGGGCATGCTGTTTCTGTATGCGTATGACTGCATCAATGCCGCAGAGTGGCATTGGCTCCGGTTTCATTATTCGATGCTGCCACCACACCCGACGGCACTGGAAATCGCAATGATTTGCGCATCGTTGGAGCGGATGCTGCCCGGGTTGGGGAAACTGTTTGTCGACGCCATAGCCAGCTTGAGAAACAGGGAAAAACACAAGCCAGACTACGAGTCGATGCTACAAGTCTTTGCTGAAATGCTGGTGATAGATCAGCTTTTCAAACTTGGGTGGCCGGGGCCGGTGGAGTTTTCATACGAACCCGCTGGGCGCAGCGGGAAACGCCCTGAGCTATTGGTGTCATGCGATTGTCAGCAATTCCTATTTGAGGTGAAGGCACCGTCACTTCTCAGTCATATGGAGATGCGGCAAGCGCGTGAATGGCAGGTTCCAGGAAGGGTATTGCCACTCGAGGGAATCAAGACGCTGGCTCGCGGAGAGCCGATCACACTTCCGCGTGACAATCCGGTAAAAGATTTTCTGGTCAGTGCCGAGGAGAAATTCGCCGACTTCGAGCGAGCCGACGGAGCAAATATTCTCGTTATCGTATGGGACGACTTCATATTCGAGCCAATCACATCCCTCGTGAACGAAAGGACGGGGCTTTTGATGGAGGGCTCATATTTCCGTGATGGCGAAGATAATGCAATAGAGTTTCCGAATGTTGATGGAGTCATTGTCATCCGTCACTTGTCTTATTTCTATGAGGGACTCGCGGATCGCCCGCTTCGAGATCGTGCTGGCCCATTCGATTTCGGTGCGGCCGGAGCTCTGCCCAACGTGGCCTTTCCCACGCGGTGGGGCCGGGATGTTCCCGCGTTCATCTACGATGGCCTTCGAGCGGTCGATTACAGAGATGAAGGCTTACAGATGTTTGCGGATTATCGCCCTCAGGATATCGTCATGTGGATTGGCAACCGATCATAGTTGACTATCCAATCAGAGGCCCGCTTGTGCACTGAGTTGAGGACAAATGCCCACTCCACGCGAAACCATCCTCGCCGCGCTGTACGCGCGGCTCTCGGCGCTGCCCGCCACCGTCCTGCGCGGCGAGGTGCTGCCAGAGCGCGTCCCGGCAGAGGGCCTGCTGATCCTGCGCGATGGCGAGCCGGGCGAGCCCGAGGTCACGCTTTCGCCGCTGCGCTACCACTACCACCACCGCGCAGAGGTCGAAGCGGTCGTGCAGGGCGCCGACCGTGACGCTGCCTTCGACACGCTGACTGCAAGCATCGGCACGACGCTTGCCGCCGACCGTACGCTTGGCGGTCTCTGCGACTGGGTCGAGGCGGAAGCGCCGCGGCCAATGGACCTGGCAGTAGAAGGTGCGGCCAGCCTGAAGGCAGCGGTCATTCCGGTGGTGTTGCACTATTCGACAGCCGACCCACTGGGGTAGGACGACTGGATCAGTTGCCTCGGCAAGTGCCGTAGTAGCCGCCCGAGAAGTAGCAATATTCCTGGGCCACTCCGGCGGCGATCATCTGGGCCGCGATGTCACGACCGTCGGGGAGAAAGCACTGACCCACGATCCGCCCGTAGCGGTCGATGTCGCGCACCCGACAGGTCAGGCTTTGCCCGTTGATCAGACGACGCAGCGTCGATGTTGCGGCGGACCCGCCGCGTTCGTTCCGTTCCGGGGCATCAAGGCCCCAGACACGGATCCGCCGTTCGACGCCGCGGAGTGAGAATGTGTCGCCATCTGTCACGTAGCGGACCGTGCCGCTCACGGTATTCGTCTGGGCAGAGACCGGGCCTGACAAAGACACAACGGCCGCGAGAGCGGAAACGATGGATCGGATATTCGGACGAGTAGTACACATGGTTTCCATTTGCGACATGGCCTGACCGAACGCAACTCCGCTTCAAGAATACCAGGGAGACCACCATGGCACGAGCCCAGGGGGCGCGGGCGCAGATGGCGCTTGCGTTCGAGACCACCTATGGAACGCCGCCCGCGAGCGGCTTCACGAAGATGCCCTTCGCCAGCACCACGCTTGGAGCCGAGCAACCGCTCCTGAACTCCGAGCTTCTCGGCTACGGACGCGACCCGCTCGCGCCAATCAAGGACGCGGTGACCGTCGATGGCGACATTGTCGTGCCGATTGATGCCGAGGCCTTCGGCTTCTGGCTGAAGGCGGCGTTCGGCGACCCCACCACGACCGGCACCGGCCCCTGGACGCACGAATTCCAGTCCGGCGCCTGGACGCTGCCCAGCATGTCGATCGAGACCGCCATGCCCGAGGTGCCGCGCTATGCCATGTATTCCGGCTCCGTGCTCGACCAGCTGAGCTGGCAGATGCAGCGCTCGGGGCTTTTAACCGCCACGGCCCGACTGGTCGCGCAGGGCGAGGCGGTCAGTACGACGACCAGCGCGGGAACCCCGGCGGCGCTGAACCTGAAGCGTTTCGGGCATTTCAACGGATCGATCACCCGGAACGGCACGGCGCTTGGCAACGTGGTTTCGGCCGAGATCACCTATGCCAACAACCTCGACCGGATCGAGACCATCCGCAACGACGGCCGCATCGATGGGGCGGACCCGTCCATCGCGGCTCTCACGGGCTCCATCGAGGTCCGGTTTGCCGACCAGGCGCTGGTGACGCAGGCAATCAATGGTGATGCCTGCGAGCTTGAGTTCGCCTACAGCCTGCCGTCTGGCGAGAGCTTTACCTTCACGGTTCACGCCGTCTACTTGCCGCGTCCCCGGATCGAGATCTCCGGGCCGCAGGGGGTGCAGGCGACATTCGACTGGCAGGCGGCGCGCGACAGCGTGGCCGGCCGGATGTGCACTGCCACCCTGATCAACGACATCGAGGAATACTGATGCTGACGCTCGACCTGACCAATGCGCCCCGCTGGCACGATCTTGCCCCCGGCGTGCGGGTGCAACTGCGCCCATTGACCACCGCGCTGATGGTGGCGACGCGCAGCGATCCGGCCGTGGAAGCCGTGCCCGAGGAGGCCTCGGACGAGGAACGTGCCGTTGCCTTCGCCAAGGCGCTGGCGCGCCGAGCCGTGCTCGCCTGGGAAGGCGTGGGGGATGCGGAGGGCAAACCGATCGATCCGAGCCCCGAAGCCATCGACGCGCTGCTCGACGTCTGGCCGATCTTCGAAGCGTTCCAGCTGACCTATGTCTCGAAGGGCCTCTTGCTGGAGCAGGAAAAAAACGTCTCCGCGCTCTCGCCGAATGGTCCTTCGGCGGGGGCGACCGATACTGCGCCGCCTGCGCACCCTACGAGGGCCGCGAGCAAACCTGCCCGGACTGCCCGGCGCGGCTGAACCGGCCGCTGACGCTCGAAGGCTGGCAGGTCTGGGATCTCGTCGGTCGCCTCGGCGGTCAGCTGCGCGCGCTGCCAGGCGCGGTCGTCGGCTGGGACATGACCGCGGCGCTGGCCCTCGGCGACGCGCTCGGCATCCCGCCGCTCGCCATGGCCGAACTGCTGCCCATCATCGAGGCGGTGATGGTCGCCAAGCTCAACGAACAGATGGATCATTCCCATGGCAGAGAAACGGGTTAGCGTCCGCCTTGCCGCGGTCGGCGGGCGACAGGTGCGCGCCGAACTGGAGGGCGTGGGTGGGGCGGGCTCCCGCGGCTTCGGGCGGCTCAGCCGCGAGATGGAGGCGGCGAACGCGCGCCTTGCGGCCTTCGCGCGGCGGGCCAGGGTCGCGGCGGCGGCTGCGGTTGCTGCCGCCACGGCGGCCGGCGTTGCCATGGTTCGTTCGGGGCTCCAGACCGTCGATGCGCAAGCCAAGCTGGCGCAGTCGCTGGGGACGACGGTCGAGAGCGTCCAGGTGCTCGAGCGCGCCGCCGAGCTCAGCGGCAACACGATGGGCGAGCTGGAGGTCGGCTCGGCCCGTCTCACGCGCCGCCTGTCGCTCTTTGTCGCCGATGGTGGCGGCCCGGCGGCAAAAGCGATCGAGCGGCTCGGCCTCAATGCCGAGGAACTGTTGCGCCTGCCGCTCGACCAGCGCATCGCCGCCGTGACGCAGAGCATCCGAGAGAACGCCTCGGCCTCCGAGCAGGCGGCGCTGTTCAGCCAGCTGTTCGGGGACAGGGCCTTCGTGGCCTTCCAGCGGCTGGATACGGCGACGCTGCGCCAGGCCGCGGAGGACGTGCGCGCCTTCGGTGTCGCGGTCTCGGAGACCGATGCCGACCAGATCGAGCGAACGAATGACGCGCTTTCGCGGCTGGGGCTGATCTGGCGCGGGCTGTCGAACCAGCTGGCGGTTGCCGCTGCGCCTGCACTGGAAGCGGTCGCTGATGCCATGGCGGCGCTCGCCAGTCGCACCGGGCCGCTGGGGCAGGCGATCTCGGGGCTGTTCGACAACATCGGTCGCCTGACCACTTATGCCGCGACCTTCGCCGCCTTCCTCGCGGGCCGCTGGGTTGCCGGGCTGGCGGCGGCCGCGCTTTCCGTGCGTGGGCTTGCCACGGCGCTGGTTGTCCTGCGCGGCGCGCTGGTGCGCACGGGGATCGGGGCGCTGATCGTCGGGGCAGGGGAGCTGATCTACCAGTTCACCAGGCTCGTGCGGGGCGCGGGCGGTTTTGGCGAGGCGCTGGAACTCATGGGCAATGTCGCTGGCGCGGTCTGGGACGGGATCAAGCTCACCGTCACCTCCTTCGTCGACGACTTCCGCGCCATGCGCGCCGACATCGAAGCCATCTGGCTGCGGCTCATGGCGTTTCTCTCGCAAAAATGGGCCGACTTTCTTGCCCGGATCGGGCCGACCTTCAACGCGGTCTCGGAGCGGATCGGAGCAGAGGCCCGGATCGATGTCTTCGGGGCGCAAAGCTATGCCTCCTACCTCGAGCACGCCGCGAGCAATGCCGGCCGCCAGGCCGATGCCCTGCGTGCCCGCGCGGCCGAGACCCGCGCCCATGCCTTCGACGGCGTGCGCGAGGCCGTGGATGCGCTGCGCGAAGCCATGCGGGCGGGCGCGGAGGACGGTGCGGGCGCGCTTGATGAGGCGGCCGCCGCCGCGGATCGGGTCGCGGATGCCCTTGATGCCGCCGATCTGTCCGCGCGTGCCGCCGGCGCGGCCAACGTGGAGAGTGCCGACCGGGCGGCCACCGGCTGGCAGGCGGTCACGGAGGCGCTGTCGGACTATGCCAGCAAGGCGCGCGAGATCGGCGGGGACATCGGCCAGAGCCTCGTCAGCGCCTTCCAGTCGGCCGAGAACGCGGTGGGCGAGTTCGTCAGGACCGGCAAGCTGAACTTCAGCGATCTCGTCACCTCGCTGCTGGCCGATCTCGCCAAGCTCGGGGCGCGCCGCTTCATCCTGGGGCCGATCGCGAATGCGCTCGGCGGCATCCTTGGCGGTGCGGGCGGGATATTCGCGGACGTCCTGCATGGCGGGGGCGTGGTGGGATCGGCCGGGGCCGCGCGCATGGTTCCGGCCATGGCCTTCTCCGCCGCGCCAAGGATGCATTCCGGTGGAGCGGTCGGCCTGCGCCATGACGAGGTGCCGGCCATCCTGCAACGGGGCGAGCGGGTGCTGTCGCGGCGCGAGGCGCAGGCCTGGAGCGCGGGCGGTGTCACGATCAACATCAATGCCCGCGACGCCGAGAGCTTCCGCCAGTCGCGCACGCAGATCGCGGCGGACATTGCCCGCGCGGTCTCGCTCGGGCGCAGGGGGCTCTGAGCCATGGCGTTCCACGAGGTGCGCTTCCCCGACAACATCAGCCGTGGCGCGCGCGGCGGGCCGGAGCGGCGCACGCAGATCATCGAGCTGGCCTCCGGCGACGAGGAGAGGAATGCCAGCTGGGCCAACTCGCGCCGCCGCTACGATGTCGCCTATGGCATTCGCCGCGCCGACGATCTGGCCGCGGTGGTGGCCTTCTTCGAGGCGCGCAACGGGCGGCTCTACGGTTTCCGCTTCAAGGACTGGGCCGATTACAAGTCCTGCCTGCCGTCAGCGACGCCAGAGGCGACGGATCAGATCATCGGCACGGGGGATGGTTCAACAACAGCGTTCCAACTGGTGAAGCGCTACGCCTCCGGTGCGCAAAGCTGGACCCGCGATATCACCAAGCCGGTGGCCGGCACGGTACGCGTCGCCATTGATGGCACCGAGCAGCCCTCCGGCTGGTCGATCGATGCGACCACCGGCATCGTGACCTTCGACACGGCACCGGCAATGGGTGTCGCCGTCACCGCCGGCTTCGAGTTCGACGTGCCGGTGCGTTTCGACACCGACGCGCTGGACGTGACCCTCGATCTCGAGCGGCTCGGCTCGATCACCTCCATCCCGCTCCTGGAGATCCGGCGATGAACGATTCCGGCAATTTCCTCGACGCCGTGCTGCGCGAGCTTGCCACCTCCACGGCGGTGATCCTCGCGGCCTGGGGCGCGCTTGGCGGCGCGACCAATGCGCTGACCACGAAGATGCGCCTGCGCGACGCGCTGCGCCACATCCTGCTCGGCGGGCTGATCGCGGCGGGGATGGGCAGCCTGTCGATGGCCCTCATCACCTCCTGGCTCGACCTGCCGCCCGAAGCCATCCCCGCGGGCGGGGCGGCGGGCTCGGCCGCCTACCTGGTGGGCGTCTTCGGCCCAGCCGTGATCGAGCTGGTTCTGACCCGGCTGCGCAACGCGCGGGAGGGCCACGATGACTGAGCTTGCCCGCGTCCTGCGCAGCCTGCGACGTGCCGCCGACGATCCGCGCGCCGCGTTCGCGCATCAGCTGCGCATCGGTCTCGCCGTGGCCGCGCTGATCCTGCTCCTCTCGCTTCTGGGGTAACGCCATGCAGATGACTGACCGGGGCCTCGTGGCCCTTGCCCGGTTTGAGGCCATCGTGCCGGGGCCCTATCTCGATGCCACGGGCATGTGGACCTTCGGCATCGGCCACACGGCCGCCGCCGGGCCGCCCGATCCGGAGGCCATGCCGCGCGGCATGCCCGAGGATCTGGAGGCAGGGATCCGGGACGCCTTCCGGACCTTCCGCGCCGATCTTGCGCGCTACGAGGCGGAGGTCCTGCGCGCCGTGACCGTTCCGCTCGCGCCGCACGAGTTCGATGCGCTGGTCTCGTTCCACTACAACACCGGCGGCATCGCCCGCGCGGCGCTGACCCGGCACCTCAATGCCGGCAATCGCGTTGCGGCCGCCAACGCGTTTCTGAACTGGCGGCGACCGGCCGCGATCATCCCGCGCCGGGAGGCGGAGCGCGACCTGTTCCGCCATGGCCGCTACCCAGTTGGCCCGATCCTCGTCTGGTCCGTGGACCGCAGGGGGCGGGTGGACTTCTCGCGGGCCATCCGGCGGCTCACCGAGAACCAGGCCATGGCGCTGCTGCGCTCCGCAAGCGCGCCGGTGCCGGTACCGCCTGCTGTCGCCCCGACGTGGTGGCGCAAGCTGCTGGAATTCTTCAAGGGAAGGGCAACATCATGAGTTGGAATCTTGCACGTGGGCTGGTCTACCTGGCTTGCCTCGCGGCCTCGGGCCTGGCGATGGCCGGGCTGGCGGAGTTCGACCTCGCGACGGGGACGTTCGATCTGAAGCCGTTCAACCTCTACGCCCTGGTCGGTGCAGGCGGAGGCGTCGTCTCCTCCGCGCTGGCCTCTCTGGCATTGCTGCGCGGCTGGGGGAGAAGGTGAAAGCCCTCTCGCCCGAACTGCAGGCCCATCTCGACGAGGGCACGACCACGCTCGCCTGGGCGTGGCGGATCACGCGGGCCGATGGCGCGACCTTCGGCTTCACCGATCACGACCGGACGCTCGCTTTCGACGGCACGGAGTTCGAGCCGGAAAGCGGGCTCACGGCGTCCGAGGTCCGTTCGGGCTCGGACCTGTCGGTCGATGCGCAGGACGCCGAGGGCGTGCTGACCTCGGAGCGGATCACCGAGACCGACATCCTTGATGGCCGCTGGGACAATGCGGAGGTGGAGGTCTGGCGGGTGAACTGGGCCGACACCAGCCAGCGCGTTCTGATGCGCCGCGGGGCCATCGGCCAGATCCGGCGCGGGCGGCTGGCCTTCGTGGCCGAGATGCGCTCGCTGGCCCATGTGCTGGGCCAGACGGTGGGGCGGACCTTCCAGGCGAGTTGTGATGCAGCGCTTGGCGATGCGCGCTGCGGGGTCGATCTGGATGATCCGGCTTTCAAGGGCGTGGGCGCCGTCGTTGGTCTCTTGCGCGACCGCTCCTTCACCGCCTCGGGGCTTGGCGGCTTCGAGGCCGGCTGGTTCAGTTACGGCACCATCGAATGGACGAGTGGCGCAAACGCGGGGCGTCGGGCCGAGGTGCTGGGCCACGATGTCACCGACGGTGTTGCGGTGCTGACGCTGCTCGAGCCGCCGGTGCGCGCGATCGCCGAGGGCGACGCGTTCATCCTCCGTGCCGGCTGCGACAAGCGGATCGAGACCTGCGGGGCGAAGTTCGCCAACACCGTGAACTTCCGCGGCTTTCCGCATATCCCCGGCCAGGACACCATCCTGCGCTATGCGACGAAGGACGGTGGCCACGACGGGAGCGTGCTATGAGAGCCAGCGCGGAGCCTGAGCGCGTAATCGCCGCCGCGCGCTCCTGGCTCGGCACGCCCTATCACGACCAAGCCAGCCTCAAGGGGGTCGGCTGCGACTGCCTCGGGCTGGCCCGTGGTGTCTGGCGGGAAGTCGTCGGGCCAGAGCCGTTGCCAATCCCGCCCTACAGCCGGGACTGGGGCGAGATGGGCCCGCGCGAAGTTCTGGCCGAAGGTGCGCGCGCGATGATGATCGAGATCGAACCGGCGGAGGCCGGCCCCGGCGCGCTGGTGCTGTTTCGCATGGATCGCCGCGCCATCGCCAAGCATGTCGGGATCCTGGCCGGGCCGGACAGCTTCATCCATGCATATGAACGGCTCGGGGTGGTCGAGGAACCGCTGACGTCCCCCTGGCAGCGGCGCATCGCCTTCGCCTTCCTGTTTCCAAAATCCTGAGAACCACACATGGCCACACTCGTGCTCGGTGCCGCCGGCGCCGCCATTGGCGGCTCGATCGGTGGCACCTTCCTTGGCGTCAGCGCCGTCACCATCGGCAAGTTCATCGGAGCCGGCATCGGCTCGGTCGTCGACAACTGGATCGCCTCCTCGCTGGCGCCGACCCAGCGCATCGAGGGCGCGCGGCTCGACACGCTGCGCATCACCTCGGCCACCGAGGGCGCGGTGATCCCGCGCCTCTACGGCCGCATGCGCACGGGCGGCAACATCATCTGGGCCACGGATTTCCGCGAGGAGACCAAGACCACCACGCAGGGCGGCGGGAAGGGCAGCGGCCCGAAGGTCAAGACCACCGAGTATCTCTACTACGCCTCTTTCGCCGTTGCGCTTTGCGAGGGGCCGATTACGGGGATCGGCCGTATCTGGGCGGATGGCAATCCGATGGACCTCTCCGGCGTCACCTGGCGCTGGTATCCGGGCGACGAGGCGCAGGCCCCGGACCCGTTCATCGCCGCGAAGATGGGGGCGGAGAACACCCCGGCCTGGCGCGGCACCGCCTATGTGGTCTTCGAGGAACTGCCGCTTGGCAGTTACGGCAACCGCCTGCCGCAGCTCTCCTTCGAGGTGTTCGCGCCCGTAGCGGATTCCGACACGGCCGAGGGGCTGACGCGCGCCGTCACCATGATCCCGGCCTCGGGCGAGTTCACCTATGCCACGGAGGGCATCCGCAAGGGGCTCTTCGGATCGGAAGAGGCGGATAACCTGAACGCGCGCTCGGACACCGCCGACATGGTGGTGGCGCTCGACCGCTTGCAGGCCAGCGCGCCCCACTTGGAGAGCGTCAGCCTCGTCGTCGCCTGGTTCGGCGACGACCTGCGCGCGGGGGCATGTCAGATCAGGCCCGGCGTCGAACTGGCATCCAAGATCACCACTCCGCAGGCGTGGTCGGTGAACGGCGTCTCGCGTGCCTCGGCCCACCTCGTCAGTCGCGACGATCAGGACCGGCCGGTCTATGGCGGCACGCCCGCCGACTTCGCCGTGGTGCAGGCGATCAGGGAGATGAAGGCCCGCGGGCTGCGCGTGACTTTCTACCCCTTCATCCTGATGGATGTGCCGCCGGGCAACACGCTGCCGGACCCGTATTCGGACAGCGCCGCCGAGACCGGCCAGCCGGCGTTCCCCTGGCGCGGACGGATCACCTGCTCGCCGGCGGCGGGATATGCGGGCTCCGTGGACAAGACCGCGGCGGCCGAGGCCCAGGTGGCCGCTTTCTTCGGCAATGCCAGCCCCTCGGATTTCTTTGTCGCTGCTGGCGCTGTTGCGTGGAATTACTCTGGTGTCACCGCAGTGGCTGGATCTCCTGAAGATGGCTTCGCGACGATTACATGGCCAGGTCTGCCGGCATTCGGTGCAGCACCGGTCGCACATGCTGGCCAGACATGGGAGATCGCGTGGTCCGGCGGCACCGTACTCGTCACTCTGGTCTCCGTGCTCCAGAACACGGAAAACAATATTACCCAATGGCGAGTGCGCCCGCATGCTCTCTCTTGGCCCCCACAGACAATCACGGCCCGGGAACAACGTGCGGCCAAGCCTTGGGATGTGCGTGTCTCCTGGACCGGGCCAGCCGGAGACTGGGGCCTGCGGCGCATGGTGCTGCATTACGCTCATCTTTGCGCGGCGGCCGGCGGTGTCGATGCCTTCCTGATCGGCTCCGAGATGCGCGGGCTGACCACGATCCGATCGGGGGCCGGCACATATCCTGCGGTGCAGGCCTTCCGCGATCTCGCCGCCGACGTGCGCACCATCCTCGGGGCGGGCACCGCGATCAGCTACGCGGCCGACTGGTCCGAGTATTTCGGGCACCAGCCGGGGGATGGCTCGGGCGACGTGTTCTTCCACCTCGACCCGCTCTGGGCGGACGGCAACGTCGATTTCGTCGGCATCGACAACTACATGCCGCTCTCCGACTGGCGGGATGGCTTCGAGCATGCGGATGCGCAGGCTGCTTGGCCCGCGATTTATGACCGCGCCTACCTGCAGGCGAACATCGCTGGCGGCGAGGGGTTCGACTGGTTCTATGTCTCCGACGCTGACCGCGCCGCGCAGGTCCGCACGCCCATCACCGATGGCAGCGCGGGCAAGCCGTGGGTCTTCCGCACCAAGGACCTGCGCAGCTGGTGGTCAAACCCGCATTACGACCGCCCGGGCGGGGTGGAGGCCGGCACGCCCACGGCATGGGTGCCGCAGTCAAAGCCCATCCGCTTCACCGAGCTTGGCTGTCCCGCCATCGACCGGGGCAGCAACCAGCCCAACGTCTTCTTCGACCCCAAGTCCGCCGAGAGCTTCACGCCATACTTCTCTCGCGGCTGGCGCGACGACGCGATCCAGCGGGCCTATCTCGAAGCGACCTGCCTGTATTGGGGCGAGGCGGCGAACAACCCGGTCTCCTCCGTCTACGGCGGTCCGATGGTCGACCTTGCCGACTGCGCCGCCTGGACCTGGGACGCCCGGCCATACCCGTTCTTCCCGGCGCTGACCGACGTCTGGACGGACGGCGAGAACTGGCGGCTGGGGCACTGGCTCACCGGCCGCCTTGGCGCGGTGTCGCTCGCGGCGCTGGTCCGGCATCTCTGTCTGCGCGCCGGCTTGCCCGAGGACCGCATCGACGTCTCGGGCCTCTGGGGCGCGGTCGAGGGCTACGTCATCGACGCATTGGAATCCCCGCGCGCCTCGATCACCACGCTGTCGCGGCATTTCGGCTTCGACGCGGTGGAGACTGAGGGCGTGATCCGGTTCATCATGCGCGGCCGGGCCTCCGTCGCCACCCTCGGGCCCGACGATCTGGTTGCCGCCCGCGAGGGCGATGTGCTGGAACTGACGCGAGGCCAGGAGACCGAACTGCCGCAGGCCCTGAAATGGCAGGTCGCCCGCGCCGACGAGGATTACGAGGCCGCGCAGGTCGAGGCCCGGCGCATCACTGTCGACACGACCCGAATTGCCTCCGAGACCTTCCCCATGGCCGTGCCGCCCGGGGAGGCCGAGCGCCGCTGCCGTCGCGCGTTGATGGAAGCCTGGACGGGCCGCGAGAGCGCCACCTTCCGCCTGCCACCGTCGTGGCTGGCGCTCGATCCGGCCGATGCGATCCGGCTCGCGCATGACGGGCGTCTGGTCGATCTGCGGCTCGTCTCCATCGCCGACGCGGCAGCGCGCGGCATCGAGGCGG